ATCTAGGCTAATGCCCGCATCGAATGTCTGTTCTGCCGTGAATGTCTGCGCTGTATCAGTTTTGGCAGTATCAGCGTCGTAACCCTGGACCGTGACTCCAATATCATCAGGTGTAAGCATTGTGGCAACAAGACTGCCACCATCTTTTACGTAGATCTTATCTTCATCAGTAGCCCAACAAATCTCTCCATCCAAAATATCAGCAATGGAGGTATTAAGATTAGTATAAGTACCCCGTGCAATACGAATAGGGGTACGAGTTGCAGGTGTAGCCATAATTAGAATTGTCCTCCATCAAGAGTTTGAGAAGTAGAAATGGTACTTGTTCCGTTATCAAAGTTACCACCGTCAGTAACAAGTGAGCCAGCATTAGCATCAACATAAGCTTTAGTTGCAGCATCTTGATCTACGGTAGGATCAGCTAGATTAACAATTTTATTAGATTGAGCATCTAGTTCCCCGCCGAGTTGAGGAGTGGTATCGTCAACAACTTCACTAGGCAGTGAATCAACATAAGCTTTAGTTGCAGCATCTTGAGCGTTTGTAGGATCAGCAAGATTTACAATCTTATTAAATTGAGCATCTAACTCTCCTCCCAATTGAGGGGTTGTATCACTTACAAGATCTGTCGGCACTGCATCAACATAAGCTTTAGTTGCAGCATCCTGTGGATTAATAGGATCAGCAAGATTTACAATCTTATTGGTTAGTGCATCCAACTGACCACCCAATTCAGGTGTCGTATCAGTTACAACATCAAAAGCATAAGATCCAGCACTGAAGTTAATAAATCCAGCACGTTGGTCAACTTCAAAGAAATCACCAATCTTAAACTTACCGTTTTGATCAGTAATAGCAGTCCAAACCTTACCATTATTTGACTCTACAATCTGTTTAGAGTCATCTGGTACACCACCATTTTCAGGTAATGCTCGGTAATCAGTACCACTACCGACGTATTCCATCGTATGACCACTAGAGGCAATCATAGAACGCAGGTAGAAGCTTACAACGAGGTCATCAGCAACATCACCATCAAGACCAAGATTCTCACTTCGGTTAGAAGGATTAGGACGACTAATCGTAACAGTCCAACCATCTCCGCCTTCACTGTCAGTGTTAGAGGTAGCAGACAACACAGGGTAAGTAACGCCATTCACAGTAACCAACATATTGAAGATAGCTGTAGTTGACTTACCATCTGCAACCAAGGCTTCATCACCAAAGTCTGTTGTAGAGGCAGCCAGGTTAGCCTGACCACCATTTAGACATTTAATGTGGTACTTATTAAAGAAAGCGTAGGAGCTAGTAGCTTGACAATAACCGTTATTGGTAACAAGAATGCCAGGACCATTCAAGCTGACATGGGTGTAACTATCGCACACCATTGATCGCAACGGGCTGTTATCATTTACAGCACTACCATCAATCAACAACCCACCACCAGTTGGTGCAGAAGTAAGGTCCCCAGCAGCACCACCAGCAGGATTGCTAGGATTGAGATCACTATTATCAATCTGACTATCAGAGAAGTTAGTGCAGTTCTGGATGTAAGGTGACTTAACGATATAAGCACCATCATAGAAGGCTGCATTCCAACCTTGATTGACCGGCAAATCAGAATCAAGACTATTACCAGTACCACTACCAGCTTTAACACCAGTAAAGGTCATGCTACTGAGATAACTACCACTATTCAATTCAAACAAGTTATTATATTCAGTAGCTACAGTGGGATGCACAATACAGCTACGTAATGCTTGACCAATGATCGAAACATTACGACGTTTGATTTGAAGGGGAGCGACCTCTTGATAGACACCAGCAGAAACAACAATAATCATGCCATCTCCACCACCAGTGACTTCTAGTTCAAACCCAGATCCACCACCTCCACCAAGATCAGCATCATCAGCAGACAACACATCTCCAATACTGTAATCCTCCAAAGTAGAGGCACTGGTTACAGTAGCTGCAGTAACAACACCACTCACAACAGTAATGTTAGCTTGCAATCCACTTCCAGAAAATCCACCAGTAAGAGGTACATTGTTGTAAGTACCATCGGTGTATCCAGATCCCCCTGCCTTAATTGAGGTATCAATATCAGAGTTGATATCAGATAGAGCACTTTTAATGGTTAGCTTAGGAGCACTGATGCGGTGACCAGTATTATCATCATCACCACCAGCACCATCAACATAAATAACCTTTGGTTGCTCTCGGAATGTACCACCAGAACTAATAGCAGTCCAAGCACTACCATTCCAAATTGAAACAGTCAAGTCATCATCATTTTGCAGCCAAGTCTTACCTACTTCCCAATCACTACCAGTAGGTGTTGCGGTTTGGACAAGAGTATCAAAACGACGTGCAGCTGCAGAAGCAGTAAAGATGTTAGTATCAGCAGGAGAAGGAGAACCCGTATCTTGTTTAGATTCGGTGATGATTTGTGAATCTTTGATCCGATCTAGATCAACACTACCTTCACCAAGACCTAATTCAACAACAACATCAGTGCTATTATCAATGGTAATTCCCGTACCATCAGTTAAGATGCCCTCTCGAAATGCAGAAGTAAGCAAATTTACGATCTGACCATCAATTGCATAAGTAGTTGCAATCTTTGTGTCATCACCAAGTGGCCATACCTCACTTTCGGTGACAACATCTGCATTCTTGATGCGGTCCAGGCCAACACTATTACCAGCAATACCAAGAGTAATAGTACCGTCACCATCATCTGTTACTGTAATACCAGTACCGTCAGTACCAATATCATTAGTAATGGCTTCATCAATACGTTCATCAATAGCTTGAGTGGTAGCGATATGGTCATCATCACTAACCCAAACCTCAGTGCTTTCAATGGTTTCACTTAGTTCATCTTGGAACCGTGCATCCATTGCAGCAGTAGTAGCAATCTGATTGTCATTACTAACCCAGGTTTCATTGGATTTAATTGTTTCAAGATCAACGTCCCAAGTGTTATTCTTAATTTCTTGTACTGCGTAGTTATTCTGAGTGAAGTTATCATTTAAATCTTCAGCTCGAATAGCAGAACCAGGATAGAAAGTAGAACTTAGTGTATCGATATCCGTATCACGATAAATACGAATCTCTACACCATTAGCGGGGGCGGTATCAAACTCAACAGTGGTGGCATTAGCAAGGGAATATGCAGTTGTAGGAGTCCCGTCAAGTGTAATTTTGATATCGGACTCTTGAATGTATTCAAATGTAAAAGAAAAAAGGACGGTAGCTCCGTCCCCTGTATATGTGTTTTGAGTAATTGCCATTGTTTACTTAGAATAGTTCTCCATGTAGTCAAGGAACTCCCTAGCAGCTGTTTGATTACCACTCCTCAGGTAATTACCAGTAACTTCTTGGACGTACATCTTACGATTAATGGAATCACGACTAGGAGACATAGCAGAAGCCATTCTCATAGCACCACGTAATTCACGATCCAATAGGATATGTACACTTTCAAATTCACTTAGGTCAGGTTCAAACCCATCATCAATAGCTTTCTTGAAGTTCTTACGGAACTGCTTAGCTTCTTTGGTTTGCATAACCCGTTGAATACCACGTTTAAATAACCCATCACGACCCATGATATCTGTAATTTCAGATCGTTCTTCAGGTGTTAGTTCAACTCCCTTACCGTTAGTACGGAGTGTAGGACGTGCATCATATTCAATATCAATCAAGAACTGCTTTTCTGGGCTGATCTTACCGTTAACTTTCCATGGCATATAAGTGTTCCACACGCGTGCCATAAAGTTATCAGGGATTCCTACTTCACCACCATCAATCCAATCGTACTTAGCAGGTAGTTCACCTTTAGCAAATGGGATGCGGTTCTGAATAAGGCTAAAGAGATCCATCTCAACTTCCTTGAGTCCAGGATCCATCAACCGAGAAATCTCAGCCAATTGACTACTACCAGGCACTACAGCACTTGTAAGGAAGCTAGAAGACCATTTATTAATAGCACCGACATCACCCCTCACTACATCAAGGAAAGGTTCAATACCAGCCAACATAGTCTTCTCAGTGATGGAAGAAGCTACAACAAAACCAAGCTTACGGAGTTGTTCACCAACATCATTGGGGGACAACGAATCAAAGTTATCCATGACATCAGCAGTAAGTGCAAGGAAGTTGGTTACCGGACCAAGGTTGTCATAACTCACCCACTTACCACCAGGCAGTTTGATGGACCGTGGTTTCCAATCAACATCACGCCTCAGTGCTTGCTTTTGACGGTTGTAGTGCCCATTACCCGTGATGCGATCAGTCATAAACAAACTGACGGCACCAGTAATCATCAATGCACCGAGAGCCTGCCTACCTCTTAGGTCAGCTCTAATTTCGTTGTACTTAGCCCTTGCGTTATAAGGTGTTACTTCAATACCACGGGTTGTTAACAACTCATTAACAACATCAATAGGCATCTCCTCGAATGGTTTCTTGAAGGCTGTGAAGTCCTTAAAGAACAAACCCATTGGAGTATAAGAAGCAGACAGTGCTAGTTCATTAAGAGGAGTCTTAGTAAAGAGAAGGAATGGCTTGAGAAGTGGTGCTCGACGAATCAAAGAGGACAACGCATTATTAGCAACGTTATCAAGATTCAAAGCAATCTCTCCTGCTGTTGCCTTTACAGCATCGTCAGAGATAAGATCATCCTCATCGAACATATTCTCCCGCACCTTTCGGTACATAGCATCAGCCCGTTCTGCATCAAACGGAAGCTTACCTCCACGGGTCACCTCATCAAATGCACGACCTTTTGCTTCAAATGTAGCAATCATGGATTGTGTGAATCCATCAAATGCTTGCATAGAGCGATTACCGAGTCTCAACCAAGGATGATTAGCAAGATCGTTCATGTTCTTTACGATCTCCATCATTACCTGTGGACCGTATTCACCTTGAGCAGCTTTAGCTTCAGCAAAGGAATTAAGAACGTCTAGTTGTTGTTCATTACGAAGACCAATGTCATCCCTTATCTCAATGAGATACGGATCATCAGCAGATCGTTTGAACACTTGCTTCATGTAATCAAAGGCATCAGCCAAAGTTTCAGTGACATTACCGAATTGGTAGAACCCACGTCGGATGGTCTCTGTGTCTCCAGTAGTAAGGGCACCAATAGTTGCCCTAAATGGTTTCTCGATAAGAAGAGCACTGTTAGCAAGACCAGCCTTGATAGGTGTAGCAAAGGCACTTAGTACAGAGTTATAGACATTGGAGTAGAACCCCCTCATCACCACTGAAGGGATCTCGGGTTGCTGATCAATGAAGGCTTTGTTAAATACACCAAGGGATTGCTTAACGTAGTTGTTAAGACGTGTGATGCTATTAACATTACCGTCAGTTAACTCATACGCCATCATCAAAGGAGCCAGGAGTTCTGGTTGCTCTTCTTTGATTGCCCGGAGTGTATTAACAGTCTCCTTAGCATCTTGTTTGATGCGTTCAATAGAAGCAAGGGTGTTATTGTTTTCGTTCTTAACAAGGTTTGTAAGGCGTGTGGCTTCTGCTTTATCTGCAGCCTTAGAACCCTTCATCGTCATGCGGTTCCACAGGTTCAACATATTCAAAGCACGACCCCTTGAGTAGGAGGTCATACCTTTTTGAGCCATAAGGAACTCAACACGATCAAGGATCTGTTCTTGAGCACGTTCAATAGCAGGAGACTCCATCGTGAGTCGCATACCTTGAGCCATATCAGACACTTGACCGGCCATAGAAGTACCTACATACGCTTGAGCACGCATGTAATCCATATTCATGTAATCATCCATGTACTTCTTAATGGCACCCATTACACCTGCATAGGCTTCAGATTGAAGAACAGGAGCACCAGTGTCTACATCAACACCTTGAAATTGTTTGAGGGCAGTCTTCAGTTGACCAACATCCATTCGGTAGAACTGAGAAGCGAGATCTTCTCCAGTCTTTTGGATCTGATCAAAGGAGATGTATTTTCCAGAAGCAGTCTTGTAACCATACTCACCAGCATCTTGTAGTTGTTTAGCAAGGCCACGGATAATGGTTTCTTGGTTACCAGCAGCTTCAAGACCATACTTCAATGCACCTTCAGTAACGACACTACCAACCCGACCATAAACACTATCGATGTTGTTCATGATCCGAACAGCATCAACAGAAGCACCAACAATACCTAGATCATCAGCAGAACGGATACCTTGTTCTTGATAACCATAGAGATCATGATAACCAAAGATAGGTTGAGTTTCATCAACTGTCTGTTGGATACGTACCGGGTTTTCTGCAGCCATCTGCTCCCACTGCTGCTTCATCTCAGGAGTTAAAGATTCATCCCAAGCTCTACTGTAGAAATCAGCAGCTTCTTCAGGAGTACCAGCAAAGTCAACTGACTGGGATTCAATATAGTAATCCTTAGCCGTCATTGGTGTTTCGATTGTGGTAGTACGACCATCAAGGTTGTAACCACCAATTTCATCCAATGCTTCAGAACGCTTAGCAGCAGAAGCTTCAACTACTTCCTCAGGTGTACCCTCTAGTTCTAGGTTTTCCTTGAACCAGTTCTTTGCCTTTTCAGATTCAGGAACCCACTGTGTTGCACGATCCACTCCTCTGGTAGCTTTTAGTAGTTTCCCAAGACCAAGAAGAACATCAGTACCAACACCAAGAGCAGCACCTTCAGTAACGTTCTTAGCACGTTTTACATCAGGGCTATCAGTGTCGAGAGTTGCAGCATCATCAGGAATCCAACCAAACCACCGAGGCCAGCTCTTCTTCAAAGTACCAGCAAGGTTATCGTCTTGTTGGTTAAGCTCTACGGTATAGTCCACAAAGGCCCCCGTACCGGCGCTGAAGCCCACTTCTCCGATCTTCCGTACCAATGGGTCAGATAGGAACTTAGAGCCCTTTGCGGCGGTTCCCAGTGCAGTTGCACCTATCCCACCAAGAGTAAGTGTAGGGATAACAATAGACGATAGCTCCCTTACGCTCTGAGCTACATCATTCTCGAATTTAGGAACCTTTGGTATTTCAACATTGGGGATCATATTAAGTAGATCAGCTCCAAAATCCAACACCCCAGTAGGGATAGACAGTGCTGCTTCAAATGACCCCCTAGGATCAGTAGCAAACGTCTCTAATTCACCACCAATCTGTACATCTCTAATGCTTCTACGCTCCTCGGGTTGAGGAGTAGGAGTAGTGGAAGGCTCACCCACACCACCAGCCGTAACATCGGGTTGGGGAGCCTTCGGTTGTTCAACTTGTTGGGTTTCTAACTGCTCAAGCTGTGCTTGGACTTGTTGTTGTTCAAGAAGAATACGTTGCCGTTGTTCTTCAGTTAGCTCAGGCATACCTGCCAACAGTTGCTCTTCGTAATCATTCATTTAATTTACCTAACAGCATTAATTAACGCACGTTCTTGTGCTGTAGCATAATTAGCAGGTCCAACCCACTGACCAATACCATTCGCTGAGTTACGTAACAACCAAAGTGCCATCTTGTCTTGTACATCAGGTGTGAATTGAGTATTAGGATCAATACCCATCTGACTTACAACACTAGCTAAAGTAGGACCAATAAACTGATACCTTCCAACAGCATGAAGCTTACCGGCATTAAACCATTCTTGCATACTCATACTTGAGCCAGGATCAGCTTGAAGAGCCATAATCTCAGCAATTGTCAGGCTAGTAAGAGGTCGATTACCGTGTTGTGACATTAAGCTAAACGGACCAGAATAACCAAGAACTTTAGTTCCTCCTTCTGCCCCACCTTGATTCACTGCATCGTAACCACCAGCACTTTCTGATTCATACTTAGCGATATAATCGAGTGCTTGTTTCTCGTTAGAACTGACATTACCCCTGACAGGAAGGACTCCTCCAAAGGTTGTAGAATTAGCCCTATTAACTCGTTCTGGGGTACGATACGTGTCATACAACCGACGTGTAATAGGAGGAAGGCTTTCTTTCAACCTCTGCAATTCATCATTGAGAGGTTTAATTGGCTCAACATTAGCTCCCTCAGCCAGGTAGTTAATAAAGGTCAACGGGTCAACACCCATCATCTCAGCACCACTCTTAATGACAGCATTGGGCTGCCCTCCTTTACTCATTGAGTTGTAGGAGTTATAGAAGTTAGCAGCACCCACTGAATTGACAGCATACTTAGCATCTTTCCTGAACTCAGGGGTATTCATAGACCTGAGGAGTTCTTGATACTCCTTCAAAGACTTCCCAGCTTGTGAAGCACTACGTTGAACTTCCTGTTCAATCTCAGTGTACCTGCCCTCATTATTGACAGCCTCAGGAGACTCTTGCATAGTCTTGATCTGTTGAAGTGTTAAAGACAAAGCTTCTTCAGGTGAACCAAGACGTTTCAAGTTATCCTTATACTGCTGTTTATACCTATCCTGCATCAAAATCACAGAGTAGTTAGAAGCACCAGTAACAGGTGCAGCCTTAACCCGTGGGTCTTGGCTGATGGCAGCTTCAATTGATTTGATGTGAGATTTATAAATAGGTGATTCCCGTGTAGCTGCTTGTTCCTTAGCAATCTGAAGGAACCTACGACGGAGGTTAGTCCCCATCTTTAAACCATTGACATCCTCAATAGTAAGGGTAAGGTTATCAGCTTTCTCACCCAGGTAACGCTCTACAGCTCGATCAGTCTCAGCACTGACAGAGTTAGCCCTTGCATAAGCAAGAACTTCACTATCTCGTAGTCCTAGGTCAGCAGCCCGTTCTTCAAGAGCAGCAAGCTCTCCACTATCAATCCTGCCATCATCATCAACAGCAAAGCTATCAAACAACTGAGCCATTTCAGCTTCGCTTTGCATCTTCTCTTCATTCTGACGAAGGTTGTATTCAGCCACCTCACGCCTCCTGGAAGCACGGATTGCTTCATTAATACGTCCTCCTTCAAACACAAACTGTTTACCGAAGGGAACCTGTTGGTTACCGACAGTCAGTTGATACTCAAGAATAGCTTGACCATCTTCTTCACTAAGACCATAAGGACCACCAGCATTCAAAGCAGCAACCGCCCAATCAGTGAAGGCTTCACGCTTCCATCGCTTAGGGTTAGTCTGAAGTACATCCATTACCCCAGCTAACCCTTCTTTGTTGTAAGTAGTTTGGAGATCATCCCTGAAGGTTGATTTAGTCTCAGCCTCACGTTTAACAGCAAAGTCTCTACTGGATTGAGATACAAATTGATTATTGATTGACCTGACACTACGCAGTACACCTGAAGACTCAAGCATCTCAGGTCTAGCACCAGGAAACTTATTGGTGATAAATTCAGCAAAGAATGCTTGGGTCTTAGCTTTGATCTGTTCTGGTGTAGCGTCAGAACCAAGCTCACTTAAGGCTTCCTGCAATGCAGGTTGGTAGGACAGCAGTGAGTTTTGATAAGCAGCTTGAGTATTAAGATAAACCCGAGCAGGGGATCGTTGACGGAGTTGTTCGATGGCACGTAGCCGATCTTCACTAACACCTTGTTCAATCAATCCCTGCATGAATTCAGTTTGTCTGAACTCAGAATCAGACAACTTCTTATCAATAGAAGATAGTTGAGTTAGTTGGTCATAATCAAGACCAGCCTGAAGAACAAGTTGGGTAGCAAGAGCTTGCTCTTTTTTCTTGCGTTGTTCTTCAAACTGACCAACTAACTGTGCTGCAGTATTGGAAAAGACACTGAGGTCTTTATACATCTGCTCTGTTTTCTGCCCAGCAATGCGGTCATTTTCTAAAGCAGTTTGATTGTTTTGTTGTAGGTATTTCCGATAAGTATCCCGAGCCTGGGTTTCAAGCTGGTAACTTACATCCCGATCAACCTTTTCTTGGTTTTGTGCTAACCTTTGAGCACGTAGATACAACTCACGATTACCTTCTAGGAAAGACTGGGCTCTTTCCATTCCTTGAATTTTTTGTTGAGCAGCCTCTAGGATCTTACCTGATTCATCTGGAGCTTTTAGTTGATTAGCACGGAAGCTCCCTGGGGTAGCAAAAATCTGATATTTTGACATAATTAAAGGAGTTCAGTGTTAAGGTATTGGAGACATTGGGTTTAAACTGAAATCAAACACTGAAGCATCAGAAACACCTAATCCAACTCCAGATCCGAACGTGGGGAAATTGACACCAGCAGTACCAAAGTTTGTTCTACTATTACCGGAGCTAAACAGGTCATCAAACACACCACTCTTCTGAGCAACATTAGCAAACACCCCAATACTATTAGCAATCGTGGCTGCTTGGTTACTTGGGACAAACACATTACCCTTAACAGGTTCTGCTGCTTGTTTAGGTTTGAAGATTTTCCTCATCTCAGGACGTGGAAGTGTCAACGGTTCAGGCAACGGAGGAGCAATCTCTGGCTTAAGACGAATGTTTGCTTCAGCTTCAAGATCAGCTTGTTGACGTGCGAGTTTGATCTTGCGTTCAGCTTGTTTACCAGCAGCACTCAAGTTCTCTCTTGATGCTGAAATCATCTGTTTATCAAGCTCTAACTGACTATTCAGGTTAGTAAGATCAAGATCAATTCCTTGTTCTGTAAACATCAGTTGTTGAACAACATTTTGTTGTGTAGTTAGGAATTGAGACAGAGAATTCTGTTGAGCAAACATCGACTCCTGGCCAACAGTTTGCTGCGTACTAAGTAGCTGCAGTAGTGAATTTTGCCTCAAGTTCATTAAGCTCTGGGCAACATTCTGCTCTGTAAACATCAATTGTTGATCAATTGACATTACATCAAAGAATTGCTTTTGTAGGGCTGATTCTTCAGCAAGCTTAAATTGCTCTACAAGTCCAGATTGCTCTGCTCCAGCTTCAGCTCTAAGCGCTTGTGAAATCTTTGCAGCACTCCTACCAGCTTGACCAGCAGCAAGCGCTGACCCACGCGCCTTTAAGGCTTCGATACGGCTTTGTTGACGTGCTAATTGTGTCCGAGATCTAGCAATTTTAATACCCAAAGAAGTTTCTTCTTTCACACGTTGTGTAGAAAGTTCAGCCGCTCCTTTTGCTTGACGTAATTGCGTTTGTGATAATCCTTCGGCTTGAAATATTTCTTGATCCGATTTTGCTTGAGCCTGAAGTAATTGTCTTTCTGCAGTTCCTTGGATTTGACCAACCTCAAGTTGGTATTTAGCGCCGGCTTGACCTAGAGCAAGTTGGGACTGAGCTTGAGCTTGACCTCGCTTTACTTCCAAACCTGCTGTAGCAGCAGCAAAGTCCATCATTGTTTGAGCGTCAGTAAACGCTATACCTTGAAGAGTCTCTCGGTTAAAACGAAGCTGTTCTTGTATAGATAATTCTTCAGCTAATTGGTTAAAAGACTTCTGCTTATTAGCTCGATTAACAGACTCATCATAGGCTCGCACCTGTTGATTATATTGATAATCACGGATGCCCATCTGGTAATCATATTGTTGCTGCCTTGATTCCTCTTGAAATTTAAGGTCAGCCTCAAGATTCCTATAATCAATCTGTTGGTTTCTTACAGCAACATCATACGCCCTATTATTATTTCTTTTATCAATACGCCATTGGGTCTTGTTTGCCTTTTGGGCCTTTTGTGCTGCCTTATCAGCATTTTTCTTAGATGCTGCTGCAGCGTTGTTGCCAAAAATAACATCGCCAATAGCGCCAACACCAGTTCCGATAAGGCCACCAACTGGTCCACCAATAACACTACCGATAGTACCGGCAGTAGAAGCAACTGACATTCTCAGACCCTCCTATAGAATCGTGGTGTATACTGTCCTTCCCACATCATTGCATTTACTGCAACGGGGAATGGTGAATCATTAAACATTCTCACTCTAAAGTTTTCTGTACGTTGATGGATGGGTAAAATGAATACATTCTCAGCGTCTAAAGGTATGTCATTAGCTAAGTAATAATCAGCTTCAATGACGGGTTGGATGTCATACCACTCACTGCGACCATTAGCTTGTAGTTTGAAGCTCATCATACCTGACAAACCAACAGCAAACTTCATACGGGAGATGGTAAGGTTAGCTGTAAAGTCAGCATCAACCTGTCCAGGTCTAAAGTATGTACGTGGTAATTCAATATCAAAGTTATACTTAAACCCAACCACTACATCAGAAGCTACACTGGACAAATCCTTACCAGTAATACTGAAGAAGTCACCAGTACCATCTGTACCACGTTCTGGAGTAACGGTGAATCCAGACTCAATAAAGGATCCTCCAGAGGTATCACCTTTAATGACAATGATGGGTGTTAGATCTGCTACATCATTGAATGGTAAATAACACTTACTTGTCTTAGTAGCTGCATCATAAGTCACACTAGATGCTGTAGCATATAGGTCAACACAGGGGTTCACCTTTTGACCTTGGCTGTTAACAATAATACCTTGCTCAGGTGCTTGACTAAGGACAGCTCTACTAATAACAAACTGATCAGCTTGTTTAGTGACAGCATACATGTCATCTGAGTTAGTAGCAAGGAACTGAACATTACCAGGCATCAACCAACTAAACCAAGCTTGCATCAAAGTTTGCTCACCATCACTGTAATAAGCAAACAGGAATACCTCATTTAATGATTGCCCACTAAGAGCAATGAGGGAGTTTTGTGGACTGACAACAATTGAATCAACATCAGGACTGATCCATTCCTTCACCACACGGCTGATATCCAACACCTGAGGGTTCTCCTGCTGTCCCCTTGTGACCATACCGAACACACGGGAGTACCCAGGTGTCTTAGTGACAAAGTTAATCGTAGTACCTACATCCACAGGTTCAATTAACTTATCCATCTTGTAGTTAGAGATGGTCCTGATGGTTGTTAATGCTGGTGTCAACACCCCAGTATCCGAGAACATAATGAACTGTTGATCTTCAGAGAACAACACCACACCCTGAGCAGTTGGGATAACAGCATGTAAAGCAGTAGGACGTACAGAAGAGCAGCTGATATCAATTGGATCAGAATCAATAACAGTCTGAGCGGAAGTATGGTAGAAGTTATAAAAATCACCGGCTTGACTCATGGATACGTTATCTTTTGACAAAAATCCAAGTCTGTTATTATGAAAGAATCCAGCAGTGATCTTTTCACCAACAAAGCTAGGTTGTTCATTGGTGTCGTCATCACCAACCAATCGATCAGTGTAGTTGATCTCCTTAAAGACAAACGTATCAACAGCAGTGTTAATCAACTCATGAGGCATAGTCGAAGCATCGAGCCCAGGAGATACATCAGGAGCAATGGTTTCCTCCCAATAACCCCTTCCCGATACACCATTATCAGCTACAAACTTAACGTAATAATCATCCAACCCAGAACTGGTATTGATTACTTTAATTACAATACCATTTTTTGATTCATCGGGCAATTGAGCAACATTTGACACTTGTTGCTGAAATACATATAACCCTTGTGTATCAACCCCGCCTTGAGCAGAGATCGTAAAAGAATCAGGCTCACCACCATTAGTACGGGTAATTAGTAAACTATTCCCATTAACAGTCAAAGTCCACGTACCAGCAAAATCAGGATTAGATAAACCTTGTTGTGTAGAGATCAAGTCATCCAACGCATCACGGAGGTGGTGGTCAGTATCAACAGAACCAGAATCATCCAACATATCCTCATATGTTGTAGATGATTGAGGAGTTGCTGTTGCGTCTAACCCCTGTAAGGTAATCGTATAATCAAAGTCTGCAATTAAGGAATCCAATACCACAATTGCTTGGGAATTAGTATACGACGTTGGGTTTGCTTGTACTGTTACGGTAACACTATCGTTAATAACAATACTTGTATCTTGAACAGTAATAAGTTTGTAGTTATCTTTCGTACCACTAAGGTAACCAGTACCGTCAGGGTATGTCACAGTACAGGTGTTACCAGTTACAGCATTCCAAATATCAATGGAAGTACCTTTGATAACACCAATGTATTCCTCATCATCATCTCTATTAATATAGAACCACTTACCATCATCATATGTGGTCCCAGTACCGATATTTACAATATGCTCAAACCCAGGTCTTTTAGTTAATCCAAAAGTAGGATCGGGGTATCCGTTGTAGCACTCACGGACCTGCCCAGGTAGCTTCTTATCATCTGATTGTTTAGATACCCCACCGAGGTAACTTGTGATCCGTTGAGTAACTGCTGCCATTATCGATAAAGAGCGTGGTACGGTTTGTAAGAACGATAGTTATTTGTCTCTGCACCATGACCAAAGTACGTATAATCACCTTGATTACATTCATACTCCAAAGCCATAGCACGAGCAAATGCTTCCTTTTGTTGTAGGATTTGATAAAAGTTCTGCTTTTATGTCTTCTATAATTGTGTAATTGGTTTTAATTTTTCTTATTTCAAAACTTATTTTTTCTCTTAATTGCGAATATTCTTCATTTGTTAAATATGTATTTCTAGTAATAAGTCGTAAATTATAATTTATGATTGTATTAATTGCTCTTTTATCTTTATCTTTTAGTTTATCATAATCAGGAACTAGATCAGAAATCAATTCTTCTTTTGCAGTGCTTTTTAATGTAAGTTGTTTTTTGTTTTTTTTTATTTTTATATCAAACAACAAC